TGGCGCGGCCACGCTCGACAACCGCAGCCAAGCCCGAAAAATCCTCGAAGCCATTGAAAGCCGCATCTTAGGCACAGCCACCAGCGGCGTGCTTGAGTACGAAATTGCGGGTCGCCGCCTCAAGCATTACAGCGTGGGCGAGTTGCTGGCACTGCGCGACAAATTCCGCGCCGAAGTACGCAACGAAGACGCTGCCACCAACGTGGCCAACGGCTTGGGCCTCAAAAACAGAACTTATGTGCGATTTGGCTCATGACACAAAAACCATCCATGTGGCAACGCGCCAAACAAATCTTTGCCAAGCCCACCCAAGGCTTGGTGCGCCAATTTGCCGCCGCCCGCCTTGACCGCCTGAGTGGCGATTGGTTTGCCACAGCCAGCTCTATCAACCAAGAGCTGATGGGCGACCTTGACCGCCTGCGCCAACGTGGCCGACAGCTGGTCAACAACAACGACTACGCCCGCAAGTTTGTGGGCATGGTGCAAAACAACATCGTAGGCCCGAGCGGCATTCGCCTGCAAAGCCGCCCCGAAGACGGCCCCGGCAAGCCAGACAAGGGCGCTGGCGATGCCATCGAAAAAGCATGGGCCGAATGGTCGCAAGCGTGCGATGTGACCGGCCAACTCACCCTGCGCGACCTGTGCGAAAACATCGTTGGCAGCCTGCCCAGCGATGGCGAGTTTTTGGTGAAGATGGTGCGCGGCGCTGACGCTGGCAACCGCTTTAACTTTGCCCTGCAAGTCATCGACGTTGACCGAATTGACACCACATTCAACGGCTCATACGAAGGCAACACCGTCATCATGGGCGTGGAGGTCAACGCCTACCGCAAGCCCGTGGCCTTGCACCTGTTTGAAGCCCACCCGAACGATGGCACGCGCAGCAGTCGCCGCCGCGTGCGCGTGAGCACCGAAGACACCATTCACCGTTTCAAGCTAGAGCGTGCAGAGCAAGTGCGCGGCATCCCGTGGATGGCCCCATCCATGCTCAGCCTGCACCACTTAGGCGCGTTCAAACTGTCTGCCTTGCTGGCCGCAGAGCATGGCGCAAACCATTACGGCTTTTTCACCACGCCCGATGGCGCTGCGCCCATGTTGGGACAGACTGAACACGGCCAACAAATCACCACCTCGCAGCCGGGCACATACGACACATTGCCCACAGGCGTGACGTTCCAGCCACACGAAAGCCGCTACCCCAACGAAACATTTGGCCCCTTCGTCAAAACCACCTTGCAGCGCATCGCCACAGGTTGGCGCGTGGCCTACCACTCACTGGCCAACGACCTTGAGGGTGTGAGCTTTAGCAGCATTCGCAGCGGCACGCTGGAAGAGCGCGACCGCTGGGCCGCAGACCAAGAATGGTTTATCGCCGTATTCATGGAGCCCGTGTTCCAAGCATGGCTGCAAACCTCGCTGCTGTCGGGGGCCATCACCCTCAACAACGGCTCAGCCCTGCCAGCCAGCAAGATCGCCAAATTCAAAAAGCACGAATGGCAAGCCCGCCGCTGGGATTGGGTAGACCCCAAAGGCGACATGGAAGCCAAAATTCTGAGCGTCAAAGCTGGCCTTATCAGCCCGCAAGACCTGTGCAGCAGCATGGGATACGACTTTGAAGACACGCTCAAAGCCATCGCCGCCGCGCAAGCACTGGCCAAGGAATACAACGTCAACCTCAATGCGTATGACGGCACACCTGGCGCAGCCCCGTCCAATGGCAACGGTGCGGCAACCGGAACCACACCCGCACCCGCTGACACCACACAAAAAGCCCTCATCGACATGGTGCGTGCCATGGCTGAGCGCGGCCAAGCCCCTATCACCATCCAGCAGCCTGCCACACAGGTCAACTTCAACACCAAGAGCATCGAAGAAAGCGCCGAGCGAATGCTCAACGACTTGCGCGATGCGTGGGTCAAACAGGTGGAAGAAATGCCCATCCAAATCATCGTGCCAGACCAACCCGCGCCCATCGTCAACGTGGCCGCGCCCATTGTGCGCATGACCAACGCAGCCCCTGTGGTGAACGTCACCAACGAAGTGCCCGCCGCGCAAGTCGTGGTGCAACACCCCGTCAAAGCCCGCCAAACCGTGGAGCGCGACAAAGACGGTGAGATCAAAGCCACCGTCACCGAATACACCACCGAAGACCGGAGCGCATAAACATGGACTGGCTCAAACAACTTGCCCCCACCATCGCCACCGCGCTTGGTGGACCATTGGCTGGCATGGCCATCGACAGCCTGTGCAAAGCCACTGGCATGAGCGCCACCGATGTCAAGCAAGCCATCGCAGGCAACACACTCAGCGCCGAACAAATGGCCGCTTTCAAGCAAGCCGAGGCAGAGTTACAACAGCAAGCCGATCAGCTTGGCCTCGACTTTGCCAAGCTGGCAGTGGCTGACCGCCAAGGTGCGCGTGACGCAGCCGTGGCTGGTGGCACATCGGGCAAAGTGTTTGTCATGTCGTGCTTGCTGCTGGTCGTCACCTTGGGTGCAGAGCTGTGGGTGCTGTTCAATGGCTACCCATCCGCCGTGCCCGAAATTGTGGCTGGCCGCATCTTGGGCTTGCTCGACGCCATCGCCACCATGGTGCTGGCCTACCACTACGGCAGCAGCTCGGGCAGCAAAGAAAAAACAGACGCGCTACACGGCGCACTGGCGGCCAAATGACCCAGCTCACCGACCACTTCACCTTGGCCGAACTCACGCACAGCGACAACGCTGCACGCCTTGGCCTTGACAACACCCCCAACCAAAACGAGCTGGCCAACCTGTTGCGCTTGGCCTACCTGTTGGAGTTGGTCAAAGTGGCGGTCGGTGGTAAAGATGTGATGGTCAGCAGCGGCTACCGCAGCAAGGCCGTCAACGACAGCGTGGGCAGCAAAGACACCAGCCAGCACCGCATCGGCTGCGCCGCTGACTTCAAAGTGCCGGGCATGACGCCCAACGAAGTGGTGCAAGCCTGCATCAAAGCCAAAGTGCCGTTTGACCAAATCATCCGAGAGTTTTCAGACCCACTGCTGGGCGGCGGCTGGACGCACATCAGCGTGCCCAACGGCGCTAAAGACAAGCCACGTGGCCAAAAACTCATCATCGACAAAACCGGCACACGCCCCTACATCTGAGCCAACCGTGACAAAAAGCAAAACCAACCAAACAGACCTGCTGCTGCAACAGCTTTTGGAGGCCCAAAAAATGAATGCAAACACACAGCCGCAAGGCGCTATCACCTTCGGTGGCATCAACAAATACTGGCCGCAGCTGGTGGGTGTGGTGGGCCTCGTTTGGTTCTTGATGGGCCAAGCGCGTGAGCAAGAAAAGCTCGTCAATCGCGTGGCCACTGTCGAGACGGCGGTGCAGTCTATCAACCAAGTCAAAGCTGACCAAACCAAACAAACCAGCGACATGCAAGTGCTGCAAATTGATGTCACAGCGGTCAAGCAAGCCCAAAAAGACCAAGCCGCAAAGCTCGACAACATCGCTGCATCGGTGGCCACCATTGGCCAGCAAGTGCAGTCCATCAGCCAAGCCATACGCACGAGCCGCTAAACAATGAAGCACCTCATTGCCATCATCGCCCTTGGCTTTGCTTGCTTGCAGGCGCACGCCGTTGAGTGGATTTGCAGCACCTCGCACAGCATTCGCGTGGCCGTGGCCAAGGCAGAGCAGGGCGCAGACTTTTCACTGGCCCGCGCACCTGGCAAAAAGCCAAGCAGCTACACCATCGACCGGCTCGACCTCATTCAAGCCTTCGGTGGCCAGCCCGTGCTCATTGGTCGCCAATGGCTGCTGGTCGTCATGTTGCCCGCCAACCACCCTGACACCCGCGCTGCATTTGCAGAGCTGGGCGTGAGCCCCGAAGCCGCCGAGCGCATGGCCAGCGATACGGGCCTTGTTGACCGTGGCATCCGCGTGGTGCAAACCCAAGCGCAGCTCATTGACAAAGTTGCCGCCAACCCACCCGCTGTGGGCTACACATCATTCTTCATTGGGGGCCGCGATGTTGCGCCGTGTTTCTAAATTTCGCATCTCCAAGTTTTGGGTAGGCACTGCGCTGTGGCTGCTTGCTATGTGGTGCGTCATGTCAAGCCAACCCGCCCAAGCCTTCACAGCCACCGCCACCGTGGGCCTAGACGCATGGAGCGTGCCCACCACCTCTGTGCGCTATTTGCCCAACTACAGCCTGCCCGATGGCAAAGAGTGGGCCCCATTCAGCCAGTGGGCCAAGGCAACCGCCAAGCATGAAGTCGAGACAGACTTCGGCCCCGTCACCTTCACCGCCCAAGGCCAGCACCACACACTCATTGGTAGCCGCGTGGACCGCTTAGACGCATCCGTGCGCATCACCGACAGCACAGGCGTGCGCGTGGGCGTGTTGCCCTACAAAACGAGCTGGTGTCGTACGTACGATGCCAACAGCCCGTGGATGGCAGAGCCCGACGCATTTTGTCGCTTTCATGGGTTAAACGAGCTGGCCCAAGGCGCATTTGGCGCACAGGCTTTTCATTCAGCCATTGCCGGTGGCTGGCTGGTGGACAGCATGGTGGGCATCTACCGCCCCGAAGTCGATGGCCAAAGCGACAAGCTAGGCCCCTACGTCAAAGTGGGCCCCAACACCTTGCATAAAAAGGTTGGCGCAAGCATCAACGCCATGCACCTGCCCACCGGTGTGCAGCTTCGTGTTGCTTTGCTCAAGACCCTGCAAAACCAAAAAAGCGACACCGGCAGCTACGAGCGCCGCCTCGACTACGACACCCGATACATCGCCATCGAGGGCAACCCGCTGCAAAACCTCACCCTGCGTGGCTCCGTGGCTTCATATGTGGGTAACCAAACCAACCCCGCGTTGCCCTACGCGTGGGACGGTCAAAGCCAAACCATTGAGGCCATCTACAAACCCGCGCAAAGCCACAGCATTGCATTGGGCCTGAGCCAGTACACCAACGTCACTACCTACGCCAAGGCGCCAAATTTTCAGCGCGTCGAAGTGCCCACCACCAACGTGGCATGGCGCACCGATTGGTCCGATGGCCTGCACACCGTTGTGCAAGCCACACGCAGCAACGACAACGCCACCACCCGCGCCGGTGTGGCCACCGCCAAGGCAGGCAACGCCATTGGCTTACGCATTGCAAAAACTTTCTGAGGTGTCTATGAGCAGCTTCACCAAGCCACCGCGACTCGATTTCTTGGGCAACTACCAGTTCCGGCTGGCTGCGCCCTTCGACTATCACGTGGGCGAGCTACCCAGCACCGATGTGATTGAGGTGCCCGTTGGTTTTGTGACCGACTTTGCCAGCGTGCCACGCCTGTTGTGGGGTGTGTTCCCCCCTCATGGCCCATGGGCTTATGCGGCCATCGTGCACGACTACCTCTATGGCGAAGGCCGCAAGCCGCGCAAAGAGTGTGACCGTATTTTTTTGGAAGCCATGAAGGTGCTTGGCGTGAGCCGCGCCACACGTGTGCTCATGTATTTGGCGGTGCGCTTGTTTGGTCGCTCGCATTATTTCAAGGGTTAAGGCATGACAGTCACCATCACTGGCGGTAAATACGCCATCCAACCGCTCACAGCCGCTGGCACGACAAGCGTGACCATTGGCGCGGCCACATTTGTGTCGGGCGACTTTGGTGCAACTCAGCGCATGGTGGCGCTTTACACAAGTGCCAACGTGTTTAAAGGTATTGCATGGGTCCGACGATTCACAAGCACCACTGCGCTGGAACTAGAAAACAGATTTGTAGACCCCATCACAGGCCTTTACGCCACGCAGGTGGTTGGCGATCAGGTGCTGGTGTCAAAGAACTCAAACGAATCGGCAGTCACCGGCTTTGCGGTCAGCATCCCAAACAACACCGTCACCGTCACTGACAACATCTTGATGGGTACGGCTGGCAGCGAAACATCGCTGTGCTTCTACGAGGAAAACTTGCAATTCACTACGGCTCAAGGCTTCCAGTTCAATGGCGGCGTGTCGGTGTTTGGTAAGTTGATGACCTATGACGGCGTGAGCAAAGAGTCGTTTGTGTGGTCACGAGAATGCACGATTCGCCCAAATGAGACTTACCCCGCAGGTGGTGGTTCACCCGCTTACAACATTTGGGGCACAGGCGGCACTTCGGCGCATATGTTCTTTTTTGGTGGTGCATTGGGCACTCCCATGCGCCGGTCATTCTTTATTGGCGCTCAAGGCACAAACGCCACCAATAAGTCTTATGCCTGCTACGGCACACGCATCTACCACTCAGCTGCATCGCCAAGCACAGGCGGCAATTGGGCGTCCAACCCTACGCGACACCTGCTTTACAAGACCATCCACGAGGCCGATTATTCAAACGCCAACCTGATCGTCTGGGGCAATGGCGACTTCCAAGGTCAGTTTTTGTCGTTCCCACAATACGGCGCGGGTTCGCCTTTGGGTGTTTTCCGCGCATCTGGTGTGGCGTCATTTGGTGCTTCTGCCAATAACCGAACCATCGTGGCCGACTTGGGCACAGGCGCATTCATTGATGATCTGAACAACGGCACTTACACATTCACCAACACCATCACGCCCGCTGTCAACGTCGTGCGTCACCCTGGTGGTGCAACGCCGATCACGATGCAGTTTTCGGACGACTACACCAACTTGCAGCCCAACACCACCGTGGTGCTGCGTCGTTCGGTGGACAGCGTGGTTGCATCGTCTGTTGTCAACACACAAGAATCAACCTTCACAGCCACAGCTGTGCAGGCCACATACAGCGCCACCGGCAATGGCGTGGCCACACCTACTGCGTTTTACACATCGTTTGACTATGCGATCAAGTGCTACGGCTACAAGCCGATCAGCGGCAACCACTCGACTTACACCTACTCACTTGGCACAGCAGGCAATGGCACGAACTTGAAACTCGGCGGCCTGACCAACCAAGTGGCAGAGCCGACAAACACAAAAGCAACACTGGCAGAGGCATTGGCCTTGTCGTCAAAAATCACAGGCAACTCAGCGACTGACACCGCCACCATCACTGCCAGCGCTACGCTCGACGAAAAATATGACTACTTAGTGGCTTGGGGTTGCTCAAGCGCTGCGCTTGCTCAATTCCCAAGCCTTAGCAGCTACCCCGTTGATGCCAGTGGCACAACCTCTGTCGAATTGATGAAGTTGGTGGTTTCAGCCGGCGCAACCCTGAGCGCGGGCACAAAACTCAAAGACATGAGCGGCACGAAAAACGTGCTAATCAATGGCACTGCCACATTCAACCGCGCGACGATCACTTGGACGCCTTCGGCTTACGCTGACCAGTGGCAAGTGGGCAATGGCGGTGTGCTGAACCTGACCGGCGGCACATTATTCACAGTCAACCCAACAACGGGCCTTGGTTATGGCTCTGCCGCCACGGCTATGTTTCGCAGTGGCTCGACGCTCAACCTTGCAGACTCCACTGTTGTTTACAACATCGTGTCCAGTGGCTCTGGCACTTTCTTTGCAAACACAGAGGCCGGTTCGACTTGGAACATCAGTAACTCAACGCTGACGCTGAACTGTCCTAACGGCGCTCAAGTGGCTGTTCATGCTTACTTCTTGCCAGCATCCGTGATTAACAACTTCACGGTCAACGGCACGGCCACCAACGTGGTTTGGCAGATGGGCTACACCAGCAACAACAGCAAGATGGTGGGCTTCAAGTACGGCGGCGCAATCTTCGGCAACGGTACGTCCAATATTTTGATGGACACGTATACCTACACGGGTTCGCTGACCTCAATCCCAAACACCTTCGGCTCGTCAAACAAGTGGTATTGGGTTGACCCTGCCATGAATGCTGGTGGTCTATTTCGTTGGGCTGCTGGCACTACCGTCTCCGGTAACGATAGTTTTTTTGGCGTCATTGGTTTCCGTCCGGTCATCACGATGGACAAGGTTGGCTATGCGCCAAAGGCGCGTTTTACGCCATCGGCTATGGCGACACGCTACCCAAGTTTTCAAGTGCAGTCCACTGAATTTGCATCATTGGCACTGTCTAACTTTTTCCGTGACCCGACGTTTATGCCAAGCACGGATGGCTTCTTGCCATTTGTGGACAGCTTGGATGCCAAGAACGTCATCAACACCATCAACTGGACAGCCGATTTCCGTCAAAAGGGTTGGCTTGCCAACTCCGTGACGTTTACAGCCGCCACGGCCAAGAAGGGTTTGGTCACTTACACCGCAAGCGGTGCAGTTGACGCTAACTACATCAACGACACCACGGGTGCAACGGACGCCGCGCTCATTACGGTCAACGAAACAACCAAGGTCATTGCCGCTGCCAGCGGTACGCTCGCATGGAGTGCGCAGCGCATGTATAACGCGCTCGTCAACAAGTGGGCATCGTTTGCCATTGAGCAAAACATCGTGGCCGCGTCTACTGGTGGCACATTGAGCTTGGCAGACTACACCGTGGACGAGTCGATTCGCTTTGTGCGCGGCCTGACCACCGACTTGGTTTCTCAAGTGCGCACCACAGGCATCATCGAATCGCAGGCTAACGAAATCCCTGTGGCCGATGTGAACGGCAGCCGCGCAAGCGTCACCGGCCTCGACCCTCAAGGCTTTGGTGTCACATGGTTCCTGCGTAGCCGACCACACACGGTGCTTGGCGATGGCGTTTGGACTGAAATCAGCGGCACTGGCAACGTCAGCACCATATTGGTCAGCTCTGGCACTTACGACGTACAAGTGCGTGCCTCTGGCTATGAGTGGGAAGACTCGCTAACGCTCAACACCGATGTGAGCTTGACGCTCAACGCTGGCCTGCGCTACCACGTAAGTGCAAATAACACGCCGCAATGGCAAATGTCCTACAACTCAGCGTTGGCTGATGCCTTCCAGTTTGATGACACCAGCAACAAGGTGGCTGTCACCAACACCACGGGCGGAATCATCACGCCTGGCTTCGCTGAGCTGTACCAAGCCACCCAGCGCATCCAGCATTTGCCTGATCTGGTGTGGACATGGACATCACCAGTCACAGCCAACGCCACCAGCCAAAAGATTCTTATCCCAACGGGCAACCCGATCTCAATGTTCCTCACGGACGCATCGACCAACACGGTGAAGATCACATGCCCCGTCATTCACGCAGACAACGGCTCAAGCGCCGATGACCGTGTGCGTGGCAACCCTACCGGCTACTCCATCATCTTGGGATCACCAGCTACCGCTGAGTCAGCAGGATTGCAAGCCGCCATCGTGGCTGACATTCTGGCCGCAACGCTCAAAGCCAACATCAAGTACGTCAACGACGTGCCCGTGGATGGCACAGGCGCAGAGGGTGACGAATGGGGCCCTGCCACAGAGGTGGCTCCATGAGTATGCGCAAGTCAGCATGGGCCAAGAGTTGGCTGGCCACGTGGAAAAACACATGGGGCCAAGTCACCGATGGCCAAAGCCCCGCTGGCAAAACCAAGGGCAAGCGCCGTGGCCGCCCCGCGTGGCACTTCGTCCCATTCCACCCTGTGCCAGCACAGCGCACGCGCAAAAAGCGCGACACCGATCTGCTGTTCTTGGGTGTGTAAAAAACTGAAATCCTCGCTGAACATTTCCAAGCCATTTTGCGAAAGTAACCACCTATGACCCAAACACACACCAAACAACTTGTGCCAGACACCTTGCGCGGCCACCTCGCCAAGACGGGTGGCAAGCTCGAGCGTGCGCTGTTGGTTGACCGTGCCGCCGTCGATGAATCGGCACGCACCGCCACGTTGGCCTTTGCCAGCGAAACGCCATATGAGCGCTGGTGGGGCATTGAAGTATTGAACATCGCACCACAAAGTATGCGCCAAGGTCGCCTGCGCAGTGGTGCAAACCTGCTGTGTGACCACGATGTGCGTGACGTAGTGGGTGTCGTCGAATCTGTTGAGATAGGTGCGGACAGGGTTGCCCGTGCCACGGTGCGTTTTGGGAAAAGCGCCCGCGCAGAGGAAGTGTGGCAAGACGTGCTGGGCGGCATCCGCCGCAACGTGTCGTTCGGCTACATGATTCATGAGGCAGTCTTAGAAAGCACGAAAGATGGTGTGGAAACCTACCGCGTGACTGACTTTGAACCTTACGAGGTTTCGCTGGTGAGCGTGCCTGCTGACGCAAGCGTTGGCGTGGGCCGCAGCCTTGAAACCCAAAGCACCGAGCAAAAGGGTGTGTGCGTGACGTTAGAAATCGAGGTCGAAACCGAAGCCGGTGAAGAACCCGAAGACGACCCAGCCGCCGAGCCCGTGGCCGTGCTTCCGTCAACCGACGAAAGCCGCCAACAAATCAACAAACCAAAACCGAAGGAAACCATCATGACTGAGCCAGTCCAAGTCGTAGAGCAGCGTAACCACGCCGCCGAAATCACCAAAATCGCAGCCACCATCCCTGGCGGTGCAGACCTCGCCATGAAGTCAATTCAGGCTGGCCACACCACGGAAGAATTCCAAAAGGAAGCCATCCGCCACATGTCCAGCTTGCCAGTGCCAAATGCTGACATCGGCATGAACACCAAAGAGACAAAGCAATACAGCGTGCTTCGCGCCCTGAATGCTTTGACAAACCCAACAGACACCGCCGCACAACGCGCCGCCGCGTTTGAGCGCGAGTGCTCTGACGAATACGCCAAGAAGTCTGGCAAAGCCGCTCAAGGCCTTTTTGTGCCGCCAGAAGTGCAGCGCCGCGATTTGAACGTGGGCACGCCCACAGCAGGCGGCAACACAGTGGCCACTAACTTGCTGGCTGGCAGCTTCATTGAGTTGTTGCGCAACGCCATGGTCATCGACAAAATGGGCGCGATCTATTTGCCTGGCTTGGTTGGCAACATCGCCATTCCTAAGCAAACAGGTTCGGCCACCGCTTATTGGGTGATCGAAGGCGCTGCGCCCACAGAGTCGCAACAAACCATTGGCCAAGTGAGCATGTCTCCAAAGACCATCGGCGCTTACACCGATTTCACTCGCCGCATGTTCTTGCAGTCAAGCATCGAAGTTGAGCAGTTCGTCATGAACGACTTGGCCAAGACCGTTGGCTTGGGCATCCAGCAAGACGTTTTCACCGGCCCCAACACCACAGGCCGCTTGAATGGCTTGCTGAACCAAGTCACACCATCTGTGGTTGGCGGCACTAACGGCTTGGCTCCAACTTGGGACCACATCGTTGACCTCGAAACCAACGTCTCTGTGGCCAACGCGGACATCGGCACATTGGGCTACCTGACCAACGCCAAAGTGCGCGGCAAGCTCAAGAAGTCGTTTGTCAACGGCACAGGCGGCACTGAGCGCGTGTGGCAAAACGGCGCTGAGCCGCTCAACGGCTACCGCACAGCAGTGACCAACGCAATGCCTTCAAACTTGACAAAGGGCACTGGCGCCAACTTGTCTGCAATCGCCTTCGGCAACTTTGCAGACCTCGTGATCGGTTTGTGGTCTGGCCTTGATTTGATGGTTGACCCATACGCTGGTTCTACATCTGGCACAGTGCGCGTGATCGCATTGCAAGACGTTGACATGGCCCTGCGCAATGTCGAGTCCTTTGCCACGATGGTTGACGCCATCACGGGCTAAGCACCAAACACCAACAGACCCAGCTCCCATGGCGTTTCCCGAAGACCTCACCCCGTTTTTCAACGTGGACGACTTTGCAGTTGCCACCACGTTGGATGGTGCGCCCGTGAAGGCCATCTTCGACAACAACTACGAGCTGGGCTCTGTTGGCCCCTTTGGTATGTCTGGCACTCAGCCCATGCTCACCCTGAGCACGGCTGATGTGCCAGCCAACCCCATTGGCAAAAGCGCAGTGGTGAACGGCAACACCTACAGGGTCGCCGTACACCAGCCCGATGGCACTGGCGTCAGCCAGCTACTGTTGGAGGTGGCAGCATGACCACCGCTTTTGCCAATGTGGTTTCGGCCATGGTCAGCGCCTTGAGCGCTGACACACCCGTATCAACCCAAATTCACCGCGCCCGTATGCGGCCCACAGCCCAAGAGTGGCCCGATGCCGTGGTGGTGCGCCTGCAAGACTCGCAGCTTGACCGCCTCGCCATCATGGGCGCCCCCGTCAATGCTGACACCACTGTGGTGGTCGAGTGCTACGCACGCAGCGCCACACTGGCCCCCGATTTGGCGGTGGACGCCATCATGCAATCCACCTACGCACGCTTGGCCGCTGACCCAACGCTGGGCGCATTGGTAGCCGACTGCCAATTCATTTCTGTCAATTTTGACTATGACGTAGACGGTGACCGCATGGGCTGCGCCCAGCTCACCTACATCGTCAAGCACCGCACACAACACCTCACTTTGGAGTAACTCATGGCCCGCTATACCCGTAACTCTGCCTTACTGGCAAAAATCGAAACCACCGAAGGCACTGATGCAGTGCCCACAGGCGCGGCCAATGCTGTGCTGATTAGCAATGTCACCATCAATGCGCTCAATGCGCAAAACGTGGACCGCGATGTGATTCGCAACTACTATGGTTCGGGTGAGCAACTGGTGGGCACGGCCTACGTCACGCTCGACTTCACCGTTGAACTGGCAGGCAGCGGCACGGCTGGCACAGCAGCGCCTTGGGGCGAATTGCTCCGCGCGTGTGGCTTTGCAGAAACAGGTGCAGCCGCCTACAAGCAATACGCACCCGATACCCCAAGCAACCAAAAATCAGCCACCATCTACTACTACGACGATGGCG